ATGGCAATAGAAAAAGAGATTAACCCAACCGTACTCAACGAAGAAAACCAAATACCATTAGGCGATGAAGGTATGGAAATAGCACTAGCTGCTATTGAAGACGCTAGAGAAGATGATTTTATAATGCAAGAGGATGGTAGTGCCGTACTTGAATCAAGCATGCAAGAGCCAATAGATACAGGTTTTGATGAAAACTTAGCTGAATCTATGGATGAAAGTGATTTGGGAAGAATATCAAACGAACTTGTAGATGGCATAGAAAAAGATAAATCATCTAGAGAAGACTGGGAAAGAACCTACACAGACGGACTGAAATACTTAGGTATGAAGTTTGACGATGAAAGGTCTGAACCTTTTGAAGGTGCATCTGGTGTAATACATCCATTATTAGGTGAAGCTGTAACAACTTTCCAAGCACAAGCATACAAAGAATTACTACCCTCTGGTGGCCCAGTTAAGACACAAATTATTGGTGCCTACGATAGTGGTGTAGAAGAACAAGCACAAAGAGTTAAAGATTTTATGAACTATCAAATCACACACGTGATGGAAGAGTTTGATGAAGAGCTAGACCAAATGCTGTTTTATTTACCTTTAGCTGGATCTGCATTTAAAAAGGTATATTACGATGAAGCCTTGGGAAGAGCAGTATCTAAGTTTGTAGCACCCGAAGATCTAATCGTACCTTATTACACTACAGATCTAGAATCATGTCCTAGAATTACCAATGTTATTAAAATGCCAGAGAATGAGGTTAGAAAACTACAAGCTCTAGGTTTTTATCGTAAGGTAGATATAGATTACGGTGATAATATTGACTCATCTGATGTAAAAGAAGAAATAGATAAATTATCAGGTATGGAACCATCTTATGACGATGGTGAAGTATCAATACTTTACGAAGTGCATTGTAATCTTGAGCTAAATGGCTTTGAAGACATGGATGAATCTGGTGAGATAACAGGTGTAAAACTACATTAAAAAATAAAATAGAATACTTTGTACACTTCAAGTTTTTGCCTGGACTAGGATTTTATGGTTTTGGTCTTACACACATGATAGGTGGTTTATCTAAAGCATCTACTTCAATACTAAGACAGCTCATTGATGCTGGAACTTTAGCAAACTTACCTGCTGGTTTTAAAACACGTGGTATTAGAATTAGAGATGAAGATACTCCTATACAACCTGGAGAGTTTAGAGATGTTGATGCTCCTGGTGGATCATTACGGGAATCTATCCAACCATTACCTTTTAAAGAGCCTAGTGGTACTTTATTAAACCTATTAGGTATATTGGTAGATGGCGGTAAAAAGTTTGCATCTATTGCTGAAATTAACACAGGTAAAGGCAATCCTAATGCTCCAGTAGGAACTACATTAGCGTTGCTTGAAAGATCTACTAAAGTTCTATCTGCTATACACAAAAGACTACACAACTCGCAGAAAAAAGAATTTAGGTTATTAGCTCAAGTATTTAAGGAATACCTACCACCAGAATACCCATACGCTATTGCTGGTGGCAACGCACAAATTAAATTACAAGACTTTGATGATAGAATTGATATATTTCCTATATCAAATCCAGACATATTCAGTCAATCACAACGTATTGCGATGGCACAAGAGATGATGGCATTGGTTCAGTCAAACCCTGAAGTGCATGGTCCTAATGGTGTCTATGAATCTTACAAAAGAATGTATGCAGCAATAGGTGTAGATAACATAGAAAAAATATTAACACCACCACCACCAACAGATCCTAGTCCATTAGAGGCTGGTTTTGAAAATAATAAACTTTTATTAGGACAACAAGCACAAGCTTTTGCACAACAAAATCATGACGCACATATTGCAACACACATGGCGTTATTACAAACACCTCCAGTTCAAATGAACGCACAAGTTCAAGCTTTGATACATTCACACATTATGCAACATTTACAAATGAAAGCAGATGCATTAGCAGAACAACAGATGCCACCAGAAGCTATGCAACAGTTTCAACAATTACAGCAACAAGCACAGCAGGTCAATCCAGCAGAAGCACAACAATTAGTTCAGCAAGCTGGTGATATATTGGCACAGTTCTCAGCACCAATCATGGCACAGCTTATAACAGAGTTTAGTCAAAACGTTGCTGATCCAAGTGATGAAGATCCGCTGGTATCAATTAGAAAACAAGAACTCGCACTCAAAGGTCAAGAGTTATCAATGGAACAACAACAGTTTTTACAAGAAGAAAAACGTAAAGCGATGGATGCACAAAGAAGAATTAATGTCGACAAAGATAGAATAGAATCCATGGAAGATATAGCAGAATTACGTGATGAAACAGCAAGAGCAAGGCTAGAACAACAAGCACGTTTTAAAATGTTAGAGATGCAAAATAAAAATTAACACTTGCAAATTTAAAAATCATTCAACATAATAAAGCACATGATAAAAAGAACAGACATAAGTCAACAGAAAACACCCAAAGTACACAATAATAAAAATAGCTATAGCAATAAAGGCAGCGTGTCTTTAAAAACTAAAGCTGGTACTTTTTCTAAAAACACAAAACCTCAGCCTGGCATGGGTAAAGGTAAGTGTAGAGGAATGGGGGCTGCCGAGTTTGGTGGCAAGTTTTCAGGCATTTATTAATGTCATCAGTTTGGCTTGCTGAAAAGTTTTTAAAAGAACTTGAAGGCAGAAGAGAAGATACTAAGGACGCTATGTTGTCTGGATGTAAAGACTTCTCTCAATATGAATATCTGCGGGGCCGTTACAGTTCTCTAGCCGATGCAGAAAATATATTTAGAGAACTGCTAGGAAAAATACAACAAGATGAGCAAGATACAAGTCCCTGATCATGTAGCTAAGTCCATAGAAGCTGACTTAAAAAAAGAAAAAGAAACAATCGAAACACCAACAGAAGATGGTGGTCCACAATCCAAAGATCAAAACCCTGCGTACGTTAGAGAGTCTGCACGGGTTTTAGACCCAACTTTATTAGAAAAATCTTTTTTAGACCGTATGCCACAACCTACAGGTTGGAGGATGTTAATACTTCCTTATGCTGGTAAAGCGGTAACAGATGGCGGAATACACTTAGTACAATCAACGGTAGATAGAGAATCTTTAGCTACTGTAGTTGGATATGTTGTAAAAATGGGTCCTGATTG